TTAAGTACCCCTGTTTGACCCTTTTACTCCTGTATAGGAGGACCTCGGGAAGATGTTATTTCGAGGTCTAGTGCAGTGAGCTACCGGTTTCTGTTTTAGGTCAAACAGGGGTACTTAAGCGAACATCGGGCTAGGGTTGTGGCGTGGTTTAAGCGTTGAAAGGGGCGCAGAAGAGGGAWGTGCTGGTGAGGGAGGTGCCAGTAACAGGTTGGTCAACACGTAGGGTGCCAGAGACTGGGACGGTGAGGAGATAGGTGCGAACTATGACACCAGCGGAGGGTAAGGTGAAGGAGGAGCTCACCGTGCAATTAATCGGGACAGGTGCACCACAGGTGGTGAGTCCTGCACCACTAATGCGGAGGGAGAGCAAGTACTTCCCCTTCGGGAACGAAAGAGTGGTGGTGGCTTGGTCCCATTGGATGTAATTCTGGCCAGGGCCAGAGAGGATGGCATTGGACCACGGATCGGCAGGGGTACCAGTGGTGGACAGGAGCTGGAAGGAGGTGTCGGGGACAAGTGGCTTGGCAACTGGGCCAAAGAACCTGACATTGTAGCGGAGTCGAAGCACGACATCCACGGATTCTGTACCCGGAGAGCCATTGGAGACGAGCAAGAAGATACCATTGTTGGCATCATTAGCATCGGGATCCACTATAGGTTTGTTCTTATTGTAACTGCGGGACCAGTTGGCGACTACAACTGCCTTCCTGTTGGAATCCAGTTGGAGGCGTTGAGACTCGGAGGGGCGACCACAGGCCTCAACCGTGTTGAGGAGCGCTTGGGCCTGAGCGGGGATCTGGTCGGGGTCACCGTTAGGCAGATGGCGGAGGATGACATAGTTCTTGGAAAAGGCATTACCAGTGGTCTCAGCTTCGAGAGACATAGTGCCACGCCAGGAATCAAACTGGCGTGCTACGGATTCCAGGCGGGGCGGGGAGAGAGGGTTGACCGGAACCTGGGCAAGGAGCTGACCGGGTGTGGAAGAGGGGGACACTGTGACAGTAAGCAGCCTCTCGATGTCCTGAAAATGAACCTCAGACATGTTTGGCCGGGGTACACGGGCTCGTTTACGTTGTGGGCGGGCGGGATTCCTAGGAGGAGGTCGGGGTGTGGCAGGCCTACGTTGACGGATCGGGCGTGGTCCTGCCATCCCGCGGGATTGGACTGGGGGGTTTCTTCGCGGCATTACGCTGTGGGCGAGGTGAGATGTTGCGTGCGCGATTGGATTGGAATATAAAAGATTAATAAACCCCTTAGATGAAAGAGGCAACAATGTTAGATAAACCGCGGGAGATGTTCTTCCGGACGCTAGGATTGTGTTTGCCCTGAGTGTGCTGGAGTTTGTTGTTGCCGGGAGTCTTGTAGTATATGGCTTCATGCTTCGTGAGCTCACTGAACGGGATTTCGCGGCGGGAGAAGCGGAAAAGGAACGACAGGAGGACATCAAAATCACTCGTCATGCGGGAGTTGGAGTGGTGGAACAGGGAGTTCACCACGCACATGTTGTTTCCGGCGTCAACGTCAATGGGCTTGAGGGTGCCAGCAAGAGCGAGTGCATAGTTGTCGTAGTCCTCCTTGTTGGTGTAGGCTCGTGAGGTCACCTTGGCTGCAATGCGTGCGAGATCCAGAGCCACGCCGCGGGGCGAGACGAGGAAGGAAACGAACTGGCCAACAGAAGAGGTGTTGGGTTTGAACTGGAAACCGCACGTTTTGTTGTAATGGTTCAGCCTGGGGAGATTGAAGGAGACATCGGGACCACGAGCGAGGGAGTCGTCACCTTTGATGTAAAGCTTGTCGAAATCCTGCATGACATCGAGACAGATGGCCAGATTGAAAAGGCAGTTGTCAACCAAGGTATGTGGGGCGCCGGAATCTTTCTTGTCATTGACAACAAGCGATGACTGGGCGGCACAGATTCGTCGGGTCTTGAGCTGTTCGATGAAGTAGCTGACCAGAATCGGGGGTGCGCCGATGCGGAGGAGTGCGCGGCGGAGGATCTCACGGGTCAGGTTGTTCTGGTTGGAATCGAACTTGGTCCAGTCGTTGTCAATGTACTTCTCGCCCTCAACGGTGTCTTGTTCAAGGATGGCCATAACCTGAGAGTCAGACATTTGGGAAAGGATGCGGACAGTGCCCTTGGATTGGTTGACCAGGACTTGTTCCAACAGGCGGGTCCAGGGGGCCATGATAAGATTGAGGGTTTTGTCCCAGGCGGAAATGCCCTGGCCCGCTTTGTCGGCTTCCAAGGGGTCTTTGCCGAGCATTGGTTTCTGTTGGGCCTTCAAGAATGATTTGACGAGGTTGGCGGATTGGTCAGTCCACTTATCGATCTCCTTGAGCTTGGTGATGTCATGGCCTCGTTCCTGCATCCTCTGGATCGCCTCGAGGAAACACTGGTGGTGTGCATTCTCGGGTAGTTCCCAGTTGAAATGGTCCTCGACTTGGGAGAAGAGGCGATCCGCGAGGGGTTTGCACACGGTATCCTGGAGATTCTTGGTGGAGTGAGTGAGCCTTTCGAGATTAGTACGGAGGAGCATATGGCTTTGGTGGCCACGGGTGACCATGACTCTTTGGGGGGCCTTGAAGCGGTAGACTGTATGAGGCTTGCTTTCGAAAAGTTCTTCATCACCAAGAGCGGCGAGGCGAATCACACCTTTGGCATCACCGCCAGGTTCAAGATGGGTGGACGACACTGCAATTTCCTCGCGCGGTGGTACAGCAGGATAATAACGGTCAAGAACAAGCGAGGCAGTACCAACTTCAGACTTGCAGAAAGCATAGGGGGTGGTGGGAGGCACGGCTTGTTCGAAGGTGGCAGCTTTGGGAAGAGGGGCGGCGTCGACTGCTTGCAGGTCGATGCGGGAGGAATCCGCTATCATGTTCAGGGGGGTCTTATCGTTGATGAAGGTTGTGATGTCACCATTCTCTGATGTATCACGAATGAAGAGGTTGGTGGTGTGACGTGTGAGGCCAACGATGAGGTGATTGGGACTTTTGCGAATGAGCTCTTCCTCTGCTCGGGTGCCCGAGTAGTGGAGAATCACACTCTCGAAAGTTTGCCCTTGGCACTCGTGGACCGTGCAAGCGTTGCGGCCCGAGAAAGCTTCAATCTGGCTCTTGGCGAGCTGGGTGAAGCAGACATTGACGGCCTTGTCATTGGTGAACTTCGCGTTGACATGCACGATGGAAGAACTACACTTGGAGGCGGAGGAGATGCCCGGGTAAGCAGAACGGATGATGGGGAGGGCGACAACATCTTGGGGGCAGCGTCGAGTGCAGTTGATGTGATGACGAGGGATCGCGGGTAGGAGGGTTTCCAGCATCATGGTACGGGACCAGAGCCCAGAGAAGTCGACATGCTGGATTTGCCTGGGATCGCCGACCAGGAGGGTCTTGTGTTCTTCGGCGATGAAGTTGATATAGGCAATGGGGAGGGTGAAAGCCTCCTCCACGATAACCAGGGCCCACTTCTGCTTCTTCAGCTGTCGGAGTCCGGCATGTATGGTGGCAGCAGCAGACGGGGCATGGAGCTGTTTTTCATATTTGTCGGCGAGGGCGCGGGTCGGGCAGAGGACTAGGACTGGGCCGGTAGGGATCACGGTGGGAATGATACGATCGATAATCGTGCTGGTCTTAGCACCACCGGGGACGCCGGTCAGGGCGAACATATTCTCGAGGTGGAGCCTCTTCGGGTGTCGAGAAATGAGTTCGTCATGAGCCGATTTGAGAACGGCCTTCAATGCTTTGGCCTCGGCTTGCTCGGAACCTTGGAGACATTCCTGAATGAGCGTTTTGTGTTGTTCCTCGGCCATGTAGACGGGCTCGAGTTCGGGGTCGACGTTGACAGGTAAATTGAACATCAAGGCCCATTCAGGGGTGACTCGGCCCTGTGGATCCTCTGATTTAGGAAGGTTGGCTTGTGCGGCAAGAATCTCATTCTTCGTGGGCTCAATATCCGGGAAGGTTTCGATGTTATAGTCGAAGAAAACTTCCTCATTATAACCGCACTCCTTGAAGGAGTCATGGCGGTGGTAATCCTCGAAGAAGGAGAGGGCGCAGCGATGGAAGAGGTTGGACGTGGTCTGGGCTGCCTTCTTGTCCGGGGAGTGATGATGGAGTATCCCGAACGTGTGGCAAATCCACCCGTAGAGCTCCCCGAAAAGAGAGCGTTCTGCACCGATTTGGTCCATGTGGGAGAAGGCGGCGTTGATGATGTGGGTATCCAGTCGGCGTTGGTACGCGGAGAGGATGTAGACGGACACGCAGATATCGGAGAACTCACTGGAGGTGCAGTGCCAACGCTGTTCGACCGTGCGGGCCCCAAGGCGAATCTCAGAGACGAGAGTGCGGGCGTAAGCCTTGACGACTTCGAGGGAGAAGCCTTTGTCCGCACGGGCGTTGATGAAGTCCAACAACTTGCGCACTTTGCTGCCATCCGTGATAATATAATTGGACGGATCTTTGGGATTGAAGTTACGCTTGCAGAAGTTGTTGGCGGCAAGGACCCGGAAGTTCGGAACCTTGATGAGGTCAGAGAGCGCATTGGGGATAGTGAAGCAGAAATCACCCGCAGCAGTGGCGCGGTAGATGTTGAGTTCAAACTGTGAGCCGTGGAAGGCGACCTTCTCGATGATGACATTGAAGCCGAACGGGGTCGAGAAGCCACCGGTGGTGAGGTACGACATCCACGTCTTGTAATCATGTTGATACGAGAAAGCGGTGTCCCCGTTCCAACCAAAGACGATCTTACCTGTCTTGGTGTCGTGCTTGAAGTGGTAGCCTTTCTCGTAACTGGTCCACTCGTTAACGTCCATCGCCTCGGTGGGAAAATGGATGAAGGCTTTGATGCGATGGGTGCCGTGGTTACGCATGCCCACGGCAAGGTCGCGGAAGCTGATGTCGTAAAGCGAGTGGTTGGATATAGCGACTTGGGCGCGGGCGTCGCAATTCTGCCAGCCATTCAGACAGAAGGTTTCTGTCGGAATACCAGACGCGAGACACTGGATGTCCTCGTAAACTTGCCGATGAGACAGTCCGCCAGCTTGTATGGCAAGCGTCTGGGTCGCGGTGGGCCGGTAACCGCGAACTTCGTTGGACATGGCGGAGCTGAGGTGTCTACCCTGGTCGCGAGCAGATCGCAGCGTACAGGCATGGGGGTTGTACTTCCCAATGGCTATACGGGCGAAAGACGCGGCGTTGGGTCCTATCTCGATGAACGAGTCAAGGTTTTCCACAAACTTAGCGAGTGCAACAGCAGCAATTGACTGGTGCGCAGCCGCGAGTTGGTGGGAACCCGAGGGAGGTTGTTGATTCCCTGGGATGATGATCATCGGAGAGTAGGCTTCGGAGAGCAGTTGGTAATGCTCGGGGTCCAAGGCGACACGAACCTTGAGCCCATTCCGGTAGAGATTGACGAGAGTAGCGTTATCGTGATTTTCACGAGTCAGCTGGTTTGCTTTGCTTTGTAACATTTTGAATGGCGTTTTGGGAAGCCGGGCGGGGCGTGCTGAATAAGGACGACCAGGCCAGGCTGTTGCAAAACTTATC